GCTCGTCAAGGCCTGGCAGCAGACCATGGTGCGCCGGTTCGGCGGCTACGCCAAAGAGGCCGACGGCACCGCACTCAAGGCCGACGCGTACTACGGCTACTCCGACGAGCGAGTGCAGCGCGAGTATCAGCGCCGCACCGGCCAGGTTGTCACCGGCATCGTCAGCGACCCCGATCTGGTGGCGCTCGGCCTGCAGGCTGCGCCACCTAAACCGCAACCCAAGCACGGCGCGCTGACGTTCCGAGGCACCGGCGGGATCATCGGCTGGGACTACACCAGCCGCGTCGCCGCAGCCTGCCCGGGCGTCGTCGAGATCCCGGTTCCCTACGCCGCATCCATGGGACCGGTGCCGGTCGGCGCAGCCAACGATCTGCGCGCACCCTCGGGAGCGCAGTCCCGCGACGCCGCCGTCGAGTGGGCCGCGCGCTGGATCGAGTCGACCACAAAGACCTTCATCCTCGGCGGCTACAGCCAAGGCGCAGACGCCGCCAGCCGCGTGCGCGTCATGCTCGAACCCGGCGGCCGCCTCGAGCGCCACCGCGACCGCTACATCTGCGGCTACATGTTCGGCAACCCGGCGCGCGCCTTCGGGCACTCGTTCTACCTCGGCCCGGTCCCGGCCGGCCAGGGGATCGCCGACTGGCACCTCCCGCGCGAGGCCTGCACTTGGGACTGGCTCGAGTGTGTACAGCCCGGGGATCTCTACGCCAACACCCCGCTCGGAGACGTCGGCGAGGTCTGCGCCGAGGCCTACCGGCTGATCATGAACCTGCAATTCACCGACGCCGGCGCGCTTGCCTCGGCGTTCCTGCAGAACCTCATGCGCCTGCTCGACGAGGCCGGTGTGGACGCCGAGGGCATCAAGACACCCGACAAGATCGTCAGGGGAGCCTTCGGCGGTCTGCTCGCCAGCCTGGCGCCGCAACTCGCGCCGCTCATCAAGATGCGAGGCGGCAATCCCGAGACTGCAGCAGCCGCCCAGGCAGCGATCCTCGGTCTGCGATTTGCGGCATCGAACCCGCCGACCGGACCCCACATCACCTACGAGTTCGCCGAAGCGCTCCCGGGGATGACCTATCTGCAGCTTGCCATCCAGCACGTCAATCACTGGGCCGGAACACGTCCGGCCGCCATCTAGAAGGAGATCACCATGGACAAGATCGTCAGCCTGCTCGCGCCGAAGGTGCGTCAGTACCTCTACACCGTCACCTCAGCCGTCCTGGCGCTGCTCGTCGCGCTCAAGGTGCTCGACCCCGAGCTGGTGCCGCTGGGCCTCAACCTCGCCGCCGCGTTCCTCGGCCTGGGCGCCAGCACCGTCGCCGCGCTGGCCGTCACGCAGCAGCGGAAAGATGGCACTCTGCCATGACCGGATGGTTCAACCCCGACGGTTGGGTCGATCTGGTCTCCCAGATCCTCCTGATCGTCGGCGGTCTGGCCATCGCGATCGTGCCTAGCTGGATCGCAGCACGGTCGCACCGGTCCATCACCCGGGTTGAGTCGCAAGTCGCCAACGGGCACACCACCCCCATGCGGGCCGACCTCGATCGCGCAATCCAGGCGATCGAGGCGCTCGCCCATGATGTTCACGGCCTACGCCGTGACCTCGCCGACGAAGAAAATCGTCGGCGCGACCACATCGCCGAGCTGCGCGATGAGGTCAACCGCAAGCTCGGCCGCCGCGCCGGCTGACACACCAGAGGAGTTCCACTCCCCATGTCCCTGTCCGATCGAATTCGCTCCGCTCAACCCGACGCAAACCTCTCAAACCGCGGCTGCCGATCCTGCATGTGGTTCGCCGACCAGCCACCGGAGACCCGGGCGCTGATCGACGAGTGGATCGACGGCGGTCACTCAGTCCTGCAGCTCTGGCAGATCATCAGCAAGCCCGATCCCGACGACCCCGACTACGTGCCGCTGGCCATCTCCGATACCGGCTGGCGCAATCACGTTCGGAATTGTCGTGGCACTGAATAAGCGCATTGCACGCAAGTTCCACGAGATGCGCGAAGGCGTCCGCAATAAGATCCTAATCCTTGACGTCGAGCGGCTGCCCGGGATCACCACGCAATACTGGTGGGATCGCGGCGATCTCAAGAACCGCTATATCCACTACGAGAGCGTCGTGCGCACGCCGCGCACCACGATCGTCTGCGCGAAGTGGTACGACTCTGCCGACGTAATTCAGCTAGCCGAGTGGGACAGCGGCGGCCGCAAGAAGTTTCTTAAGAATGTTCACCGTCTGATGCAGGATGCCGACATCATCGTCGGGCACAACCTCGACAACGCCGACGTGCCCTGGCTGGCCGGAGATCTCTACATCGAGGGCGGCCTGCCACCGCTGCCGCCCTTCAAGACCGTCGACACCCTCAAGGTTCTGCGAAAGCAGTTTAAGTCCGGCGCACCGTTCAAGAGCCTTGACGCGTTCTGTCAGATCGCCGGCATCCCGGCCAAGACCGACCGGTACGACCGCGACGCCATGGAGCGCGCCGTGAACAAGTCGGTCGAGGACCGTGAGCGCCTAATCGCTTACTGCAGCGGCGACGTGATTGCCACGCAAGGGCTTTACGACTTCCTGCGTCCCTGGATCAACAATCACCCGGCGCTATTCGTCGACGGCAAAGACAGCATGACGACGTGCCACCGCTGCGGCCACGACACCACGCCGATCGCCAAGCGCTACGTCGCCAACGTGCTCACCTACGCCATGCGCCGCTGCAACGAGTGCGGCGGGCACTCGCGCATCAGCATCGAGCCAGAGCGGCTCAGCATCGTGCGATCGGTCTGACCGTGTCGCACTCTAGGTCTCGCGCTCGAGGATCGGGATCCAGTCGTCCCACCTTGACGCCGGCTCCGCACCACCGGAGCCGAGGCACGCAGGGTAGGGCTGGCCGACCTCCTGCGCGCCGGCGAAAACTCAGACCGGCCGACCGTGCCTGGATCGCCATCGCCGTCGGTGTCGTGGCCTACGAGGCCGCCGCAGCCGCAAGCCATTGGGAGCTACTCAGCGAGGCGTGCGACCGCTACCGCGGGCACCGGCCGATCCTGACGTGCGCGCTCGTCGTCTACCTCGCGGCACACCTCACCCGGGCGATTCCCCGATCGCTCGACCCGCTCTATCTGATCGGAACGGCGGCATCACGATGATCGACATCGAGAGCAAGCTCCGCGCAGCGATCCAGGCCGTGCTCGACGCCGACGACTCCGAGGGCTGGAGCCTGGCGCAGTTCACCGTCGCCATGGGAGTCGAGCGAATCGGTCCCAACGGTTTAATCGAGTCGGCCTCGTGGCTCTGGTCCCCGCCGGAGCAAGCCGAGTGGATGACCGCCGGACTGCTCGAGGCCGCGATCGAGCTGCGCGCCTGCGCCGAGCTGGAGGACTGATGGTCACGATCATCTCCGACGTCCTGACCGCCGAGCAGTGCGACCGGGCGCTCGACACGATCGCCTCGCTGCGCTTCCAGCCGGGCGCAAAGACCGCTGGATGGCACGCTCGGCTCGTCAAAGACAACGAGCAGGTCGATCGTATGCAGTCGGCCTACGCGGCGCTCAGCACGACGATCAGCCAGGCGATCATGGCCAACGCCGAGTTCGCCTCGGCCTGCCGGCCGCGCTACATGACCAAGCTGCTATTCAGCCGATACCGCGACGGCATGGAGTACGGCACGCACGTCGACGAGCCGGTGATCCAGGGCTACCGCACCGACGTGAGCTTCACGCTATTCCTGGCTGACCCGGCAAGCTACGACGGCGGCGAGCTGATCATGGAGACCGGCCGCGGCGCCAGCTACAAGCTCGACCGGGGCGCGCTCATCGCCTATGACTCGACAAGCTTGCATCGGGTCGCGCCGGTGACCCGAGGGGAGCGGATCTGCGCGGTCGGCTGGGCGCAGTCGCGAGTCCGCGATCCCGGGCACCGCGAGATCCTGCACGACCTCGACACCGCCAGCCGTGCGCTGTTCAAGCGCGAAGGCAAGACCCGCGAGTTCGATCTCCTAGTCAAGTCGAACGCCAACCTGATGCGCATGTGGGCCGACGGATGAGCGAGGACGAGGATTCGGTCACCATGATCGAGATCAGCATCAAGCGACTCATGACGGCCGAGGGCCGCCTGGCGGTCGCGATCCGGCTGCCAAGCCACTACAACGGCGTCGAGGTGCTGGGTTTGCTGGAAACGGCCAAGGTTCACGTCATCGGCGAGATGCTCCGCGACTAATCCTAAAAACTTTTGGAAAAGTGTTGACCACTAGACAATCGCGTGTATAGTTCTAGACATGAGCAACCAAACAGTAGCCCGCACCGACGTCCTCGCCGCAGCCCAGAAGCTGGTCACCCGCGGCTGGAAAGCCGACCACATGGGATTCATCTTCGACCCCGCCAAGCCGGGCGAGCGGCTCGGTCCGATCCAGATCAAGACTACCGGCAAGAAGCGCCGCACCTACGCCGTAATTAACTTGAGCAGCACCATCGGCGAGCAGTTCAATACCGCAGAAAGCATCGCGGCCGGCGAGCTGTACGGCACTCTTGAGGTACACGACTTCTGGACTGGCGAACTGATCAACAGCGATCACGCAGGCCGCGTCGAAGCTCTCATGGAGACCGCCAAGCAGATCGAAAAGGGCGCCAAGTGAGCGCGAAAGAGCGCCAGCTCCTGGGCGACCGGATCAGGGCGGCTCGGGATGAGCTTGAAGGTGCGATTGCTTACGCGGAACTACAGGCCCGCAACGATTACGCAGCCGGAGACGTGACCGAAGTGCAGATGGCCGCAGACTTCCAAGTTAACCGGCTGACGATCCGCCGGTGGCTCGGCAAGTAATCGGGGTCTTGACACCGTCAAGACTGACCGGAGTATTCCCAGGTCATTTCATGTTCTGAAATGTCGGTATTGGCAGGCCAGATATGCCATGACCTGCACAAACACCTAACACGTTACAGGTTCGAATCCCCTTAGCTCCACCAGGAAGTACCAGGTCAGAGGCCTAGACACCCTCAACCGGAGGCCGCGTCAAGACCGCGTCAAGACTAACCGGTGCTATCGTCTGCCGATGGCCTCAGTTCGCACCCGCACCAAAGCCGACGGCACGTCGTCGTGGTCAGTGCTTTTCGTCATAGACAAGCGCCAGACGAGCGTCACGTTCAGCGAGGAATCCGACGCCCAGAAGTTCAAGGCGCTCGTCGACACGGTCGGCGCTGCACGCGCAATGAGCGCCTGGGGCATCGCCGATACGGTCCGCGCTGCACCGGTGAGCGACTACACGCTGACCGCGTGGCTGACCCGCTACATCGACCAGCTGACCGGCTGCGAGCAGCTGACGATCGACAACTACCGGCGT